CTCCATACTAGATTCCAGAAATCTTTTTGACCATATACTAGTTCTTGTGCTAGTACTTGCCCATCAAATCCACCGACTTGATTGAGCGTGTTTTGACTGAATTTTGCCATCTCTGCTTCCTCGCATTGTTGACCCTAGTGTGCTACCTCGCAAGTCTAGGGTGTTATGTTATATTTATATCAACCTATTCGCCAATCGGTACCATCGCTGAATACCGGAACATAATTGCTACCACTACCACCTACTACAGCATGGAATGTTGTAGCGTTTGCATCACTTACAAATGCTTTGCTACCTTGTCCTAATGTAGTTGCATTAGGTAAATTTGCTACAGTATATGTTGGTAATTTTAATGGTCTGCTAGTACTTACTAATGTACTTTCAATCACCATTATATTGGCGACAGAATTCGCCCAAAATGTTATCTTATTTTCATTGTTAGGATTACACTCAACTACTTGACCACCAAATCTAAATGTCCTAAATGTCAAGAAACCACCGCGCAAGTCGCCCTGATCAGGATAATAATATAATCCATTGACATTTGAACTATCATCTACATATAATGTTCTACTGTTGCCTGCTGTATTAGTAAAAGCAATATAGAAAATATTTGCGCTGGTTTGTTCACTTGTTACATTGACTGTATTTGCGCTATTAGCAGTACCTGCTGTTGCAACATTAAGATTGGCTACTTGAGTTGTTGATGTAACAACTAATGGAGCAGTACCTGTTGCTATGTTTGATATCAATTGCGTACCAGAAATATTACCTGTTGCAATAACTCTATTTGTACCTAGATTGCCTACATTAGCATTGCCTGTAATATTTGCAGTACCAGTAAGATTTGCATTTGCTCCAACAAAATTATTTGCATTTATATTTCCAGTAGCAGTTATGAATCCTACGCCTAAATTTCCTACATTAGCATTACCAGTGACACTCAATCGTCCTGCTGTAACTAGATTTCCACCGGTAACATTTCCTGTAGCAGTTATGAGTCCTGATGCACCGATATTTGTAAAGTTAGCATTACCTGATGCATTGATAGTTCCGGCGACATTTACACCTGTGTTCGTTACTACTAGAGAGTTCGCACCGCCTGCTATGATATTAACATTTCCATTAGCGACAGGAATAGATATCAATGATGTTCCATTTGCCGCACCTGGTATATTAGATAAGAATCCACCATCACCTAGATAAAAATTAGCACTAACATTACCATTGACATTTAAGCCTGTCAATGTACCAAGACTTGTAATATTAGGTTGATTTGCTGAGGCTGCTACTAATGTACCTATGATGTAATTTGCATTTAAATAATTGAGTTGCAGGTTCTTTGCACCAAAAGCACCATTGCCATTAAAATTAAGATCAGTCCAAAATGTGATTAGATTGCTTTCGGCAACTACCGTATTTGCTACACCACCTGCGCTAATAGTCACATTAGCATTAGCAAAAGTCCTTACATTAGCACTACCATTGCTGATTAAACTTGAGTCAGGCAATCCAGTCAATTGACTACCATTACCTATAAAATAATTTGCAGAAACATTACCATTTGCTTGTATATTACTATTAGCCGTAATATTATTAGCGATGATATCAGTCGATGTTGTGATATTGCTGTTTGAACTTAATGGCAAACTCAATGTTATTTGAGTATTGCTGATATCTACACGATCTGTTGCCGCGGTTCTAAACTTTAAATTAGCATTTGATAAAACAATCTGTGTTCCAAAATAACCAACATTTTGTGTGGTTATATTTGCGCTATCAACATAATTACCTACTAGTATATTTGCATTCATTATATTTGCAAATATAGAATTAGCACCACTGATAAAACTTTGTATGCCGCTTAATGTTATATTGCCATTAGTTGCTATAACTAAATTGGTCAAATTTCCTACGCTTGTTATATTTGGTTGCGCAGGATTTACTACATCATTCGCTAAATTAGCAGTACCAAATAAATTACCAATAAAATAATTTGCTCTTGCGGCATTACCTAAATTGGCGTTACCACTCACAAGATTGCCTGTGATATTTCCTGTATTGCCTTCTAATGCGAATCCTTTTACAGTACCGCTATTAGCATATAAATTACCTACAAGTGTATTACCTGATATATTAGCAGTACCAGAAACTACTATGCCTGTACCAGTAACAGTCATTACATTGGCATTACCGGCTACACTAACTGTGACATTGCTATTACTAGTGGCTATTCTAACATTACTATTACCATTAGCAATAAATGCGCCACCATTTACATTGGCTAAAAATCCACCATCACCTATAAAATATCCATTACTTGTTTGAATATTTCCATTTGTTATTATTAGACCTTGCACATCTAAATTAATTAAATTACCAACTTGTGTTATATTGGCTTGATTTGATGTTTGTAAATTTCCAATTAAAATATTAGCATTTACTCGATTTGCTTGTAAATTTTGTGCGCCCCATGCGGCATTGCCATTAAAGTTTTGTTCACCATTAATGGTAATTCCGTTGCCTTGCACTACAACGACATTAGCATTACCGGCTGCACTTATCGTGACATTGCTGTTTAAAAATGTTCTTACATTTGAAGTACCATTTTGTATCAAACTACTATCGATACCAGTAAGTTGGCTACCATTACCTATAAAATAATTTGCAGAAACATTACCCGTAACATTAGCATTACCTGCTATAAAGACATTGCCAGGAGTGCTGAATAGATTGGTAGCGTTATCAAATGTGAAACCTGCACCACTAGTGAAATTACCTGTACCATCGCTGATCTGTATCTGTGTATTAGCGCCTGCTGCCGTACCGTTACCGCTTACATTAGCAGTACCTTGTGCCCATGTCAGATTGCCTGTGCCATCTGTCTGCAAGAAATACGCATTGGCTCCACCATTGATCTTTAGATTGCTGATGTTAGTGAATCTAACATTGCCGTTGCTTGCTAATGTATTGGCAGCACCACCTAATATTTGACCATTTAGATTGAATTGCAACTCACCTACATTTCCTGAAGGCTGTGCATATCCTAATGAGTAAACATTAAGATTTGTTGGAGTCGCAGTAACACTAATACCCGGCGCATCAGGTGTTATCGTGATACCAAATGGTTGAACTACGAAATTGGCATTGATCTCAGCCATATTATTGATACCTTACTATGAAGCCTAATGGTTCTCTGTTTATATCTGTTTGTCCGCTGACATTGCTAGTCCTGCTTACAGTCAATGTGACTATGACCATAGTGCTATTGGCTGCGCTATTTGCTAATGCTACTGAAGGCGTACTATTACCATTACCTGTGATATTGTTACCTAGATATAAGTAACCTGTGCCAGCATTAGCATTGCTAAATGCCGCTGTCAATGTATAGTTTGCATTGCTTGGTTGTGTAGAAAGATTAATGTTACCAAGTATAACTTGATCTGCTTGATTATTAACATTATATGTGACATCATCTACAGTATAAAATTTAGCGGCAGCACTCAATGTCCAACCATTGCAATTGACCGCGTTTCCATTATTGTCTGTAAATGTCAATGGGAAAGTATATGCTTCCCCTGTGTAGATTTCGAGGCATTGCATCTCTGTGCCTGCGAAAGTCATCGTTTTTGCGCCGTTTAGTAATAGACTCATGTTCGTAGTTTCCTATATATTATTTATTCAGGTCTGACAATCTCATAGTCTAGACCCTCATGATCAAGTCGTGCTTTGATCTTATCACAAATATTTTTATACTTTTTAGTGTGCGGTTCTGATTGAAATATATTATAATTTTTTGCAAAATCTAAAAAATTTTTTAAATCTAAATCATTTATATGTTGATCATGATTAACGATTGGTAATATTATTTTCATTATGCTACCCCTTTTTCACGATATATGCTTAAACTTGACCAATCTACAGTAACATTAGAACTGTTTGTAACATTTCTAATCATATATCCTAGTCCAGTTATGTTAGCACCAAACGCCGCTAACGATCTGCTTTCAGAAAAAGTGACAGGTTTATTTGCTATTAAACTTATAGTAGTCATATAATCTTCTCTTGCCCTTAAGGCACCAGGTGCAATATCTAGTTCTGCTCCGGAATATAATTGTATTGTAGCATTAGCGTTTGATACCATTTGCACAATAAATTGATAATTTACAAATTCTCCTGAATAAAAAGTAGTATTGGCTAAATCTGAAAATGTCAATATATACCAATCCCAATCACCGTCGTAACGCTCTGATAGATTAGTGTAGGCTGGATTCCATTGTGAAGTACTATTATCAAAATATCCATTTGCTGTAGTAGAAGTTCCTTGATATGAAGGATAATAATAATTTGCGCCGGGATCAGAACCTGTGATATAAAAAGGTGTTTGATAATTTCCGCTTCTAGAAGTAACATTTACTGGAGTATATACAACATTACCTATAACTTCAGTAGTCTGAAAACCTGCAACTGTTAATGGTTCCCTTACATTGACATTTGAACTTATGTTATTAAAAAGAATAGTATTATTAGCAATCTTGCCACCTTGTATGGCATAATTCGCTATGTTATTATTAACAATAGTGTTTGTCTGTATATTGTTGCCTGTTATGGTATTCGCTTTTACTTGACCACCGCTGATACCGCCTGTATTACTGATAGGATTATATGGTTGTATGTTTGCACCAGACCATGCAACAACATTACTGACATTGCTATAACGACCTGATGTGTCGTTTCTTGCTGTAGCACTCCAATAATAGTTTGCGGCAGGTAAGTCATTGACAGTTATAGTGACATTGTTATAAATTGCATTTGCACTATCACTATTAGTGAATGGTATGCCACCTGCGCTTTGTACTGTGCGATATAAATTATGTGTTTGCACATTGCTATTGTTACCATAATTGAAGTCCATATACATTACAGTACCTTCGTCAGGTACGCAACTTGTGACCTCAAATCCTGTGACTATAGCATTCGCATCTGTAAAATTAGTTATAGTAGGTGGACATGGTTGGCTGATCACATTAGGATCAGTAAGACCTGTGTTATCGGCAGGTATGAAATCTGTGATTGCATTGTCAGCATAAACTGTAGCGTTGTATTCAAATGCTTCTATGCTTGCTACAAGGCTACCATCTTCAGTAGTTTGTTCATTAACGCTACTGACACGGAATAATTTATATGGATTGGCAGGATCAGCATCAGTAGGTCCCCAACCATAATCAGGCTGACCCACTCTTATCACATCACCTGCTTCTATCTGTATACCACTATAGTCAAGTTCACAACTTATTACAAGGTCTTCTCTGCTCTGTAATAATCGTCTTGCTGCCAAGTATTTTGCTTGTATTACATTATTGACTAATGGTAGACTGATGTTCAATCTATTGACTGATTCATTAGGACTTAATATATCATCATAGACTTGTGTGCTCCAATTACTTGGATTTGTTAGATCAATAACTTGATAATCTGTTTGATCTTTGATATTTTTGTTTGGATATGCGACTTCGACTTGGTTATATGTCTCGTTCAAGTCTACTGGATTGATCTGTATGCCACCGATCAAGTTGTTGCTATCAACTAAGAATAAACTTGATTCTAGACCACTATATGGTCCATTAATGATCACTCGCCATTTACCAGTGGCTTCGCTGTATTGCAACCAACTATCGCAACTATCTACCATAGTTTGTAGATTTTGTAAACAACTTGCCGCTGTATTCACAGCACCATTGATGCGATATCTAAATGGCTGTGTCTGTGGATTACCATTAGTATCGATATATTGTATAGTTTGATTACTATATGTGTTTAAGTTATACAAACTGGTACCAGGCGTATTGACATCATCGATCTGATTAGCAGGTATCGCACAACCATATCGTGTATTTGTCATGTAGTCATATATCACAGTACCTGGTCTTGCGCCATTGCTTGCGCCCATGTTGTTTGTTATTTTTACTTGCAGACTTGGCATTGCTGTAGTGCCGGCGTCTGGATTGAATTCAACACGAATGATTGCAAATGCAGTATTGGTCATGTCTGGACTTTGACCACCATTTGTGTATAAACTACCGTTCCAACGCAATTCGGATGGATATATGCCACCGCCTGTACTACTATCACTTAATATCGTTATAGCACTTTGACCACCTGTGTTGATTCCACTATTAGATCCATTTGTGAATAACCAAATATAAACTTTTCCTGCTATTCGTGTATCACGCTGTGCAGTACCATAACCACTATTGTTTGTGACAGTAGCATTGACAACACCATTGCTACCAAACTCTACTAATTTACCATCGATATATACACCATTAGCAGTATCATAACTATAAGTACCAGTATCTGTGACTTCTGCTAATGCCATCACATACCACATGTATTTTTGATCTTGACTGATCTTTGCATCGGTAACTGCACCACTGATCCATGCCTGACCATAAACTACTGGAAGTTTATTATCAGTAGCAGGATTTACTGGCACACGACCACCACCATCACCACCTGCAGGTGCGTCTGCTCCACGCTTTGCTATTAATTTGCTAGCACCTATGCTGATCGCGGCACCTAATAATGCTTTACCAATGAAAGCGCCGGCACCTGGTATGAATACGGCAGCGGCTACAGCGGTGACTACACCTAATAATGCTTTACCTAGTTTCTTTATTTTACTTAATAAGCCCATATTAGTCTCTCTGTATTCCTCTTGGGCCTACTTGACCACCTGCGCTGCCTGCCGCCGCACCAGTACCTGCATTAGGTATAGTGGTTTTAGTCTTAGGATCGACACCGAAATCAAATCCATATCCTGCCAGGCTAGTGATATTATTCATGCTACTATCATTGCTATCAAAGAATTGCCAACTTTCTTTATTTGTCTTGCGACCTGCTATGCGATTCTCTAGTACACTTTTATAACTACTACAATCAAATGTTATAGTATAATTGTCTATACGCTCTTCACGCTCTTCGCTAATACCATAATTGGTCACAACGCCTGTGAATCTTAGATACGCATTAGTCAATACCATATTACTGTTATAGAATCCACGATATATTTTGACTAGACTACCGCGTACCTGTCCTTGACTTTCAAGTACTTGATAAATGTTATTTCCATCGACACCACTGATCGCAATGCTTGTATCTGCTGATGTCACACGCAAACTTTTATTCTGTACGCCTACGCTTAATAATCCACCTAATGGTGTATAAACATTACCATTTATGCTTTCAGCAGTATATGCTGAACTAAATGTCAAAAATTCAATCTCATCTGCTGTACCTGATGTGTTTGCCACATTAGCATTAGCAGTAAAGATGGTTCCGCTGACATTGCTTGTAGCGCCTAATGTAGTCCATGCTGTGTTGCCAGTAGTCTTGATAATATATTCTTGACCTACGATCAAGTTACCTGCATCTGTTGGCAAATAATTATTGTAGATAGCCAATTGCACAAACTCTGCGCTTGTGACATTTGCTTTATTATTGGCAACTGCTGGTATGCTTTGTGTCATGCTGTACCTACATATTCATAAAGTTGGAAGTCTGCGCTGAATTCGATCAATGCGTTGTTGACTACTGTACCATTCGCTCTTGTATATGCGCCTGGTATCAATGTATAAGTTGGCATGTTTGGGCAGAACATGTTCCATTCACATGCGTTGCCTACTGTGATACCTAGACCTACCACGCTTGCTGATAAGATGTTAGGTCTATTCGTTGTTACTGTGATCGTGCTACCACTACCGCGCAATATTTGCGTAGTGCTAGTGAATGGATATGGATAGTTACCTAACTGTATCAAATCATTTGGCTCAAATATCACACGACTTGCTGGTACTACTGGCAATCCTGATAATACTAATTGATTACCAATGAAACTTT